TGAAAAAAGCTGTCAAGGCTATGGGAATGTACAAACATGGAAACGGTATTGTTTTCGTAACGAATGATGGGGCGGTTGATGCTTACGGGCAAACGGTTTCAGATATGATACAGCTTGAAAAATATCGCAGCATAGAAAGCGGTATTCTTGAAGCAAAGCCTTTGACAAAAGAGCAGCTGCAGATGCTTGGCGAACGGATTATGAACTATAATGAGCCGGCTAAAACCGTTCCAATCCTTGCATGGATGGCAGGATGTTTTATAAAGGCCCATCTGCGTGAAAAGAATATTAAATTCCCACATCTAATGCTAATCGGAGAAGCAGGCAGCGGCAAAAGCAATACGCTGGAACGGGTAATAATGCCGGTATTTTCCCGTTCGAAGATCATAGCCGCAGGGCAGACGACGGCGTTTACATTGATGAAGGATGCCGCATCATCCAACATCATTCCAATGGCATTGGATGAGTTTAAGCCTTCCAAAATCGACAAGCATCGCCTGGATGCATTGCTTAATCATTTTCGCAACAGTTATGACGGACAGGAAGGAATCAGGGGACGCATGGATCAAAGTATGGTAAGCTATGAGCTTCTTGCTCCACTTGTTGTGGCCGGTGAAGAAGCGGCAGACGAAACGGCTGTCAGGGAGCGGAGCATAGAGCTTTTGTTTTCCAAGAAAGACTTAAAAAATGTAGAATACCGCATCGCTTTCGGGTGGCTTTGCGCCAATTCCGATGTGCTTGGCAGCCTTGGACGCGGTTTGTTGAACATTGCACTGAAAACCACACCCGAAGATGTGCATACTTGGTATGAGGATAGCCGTGCTTTGTTTGCAAAGGAGCTGCCATCAAGGATTGTCAACAACCTTTCGTGCCTTATGGCAGGCCTAAGGTTAGTTGAAAAGCTTTGCAGGGAGCTTGGGCTTATCTGGCATGAAGCTTTTCCGTTCAGTATGGAGGCTTGCAGCAAATATATCGAATATGCGGTAAAGGAGTATCTTTTAGACGGCGGCACCAGCAGCAAAAGCTTAGTGGAGCAGACATTGGAGATAATGTCACGAATGGGTCTGGACCCCAGAAGCGAATATGCAATACTCAATGACGGCAAAGTACTGGCCATATGGCTTAATCATGTGTATGACAAATATACAAAGTACAGAAAAGATTACGCAATACTTGGTGAAACACTGACCTATGCGCAGTTTAAGAAACAACTTCGGCATTCTGATTATTATCTGGACAGCAATGTGACAAAAAGAATGGGCTCGGATGTAAGGAAGGTTTGGCTGCTGAATTATGAGTTGTTATCGATGCGCTGTGATGTTTCAGGCTTTGAAATCACAGATATAAAGCCATTATAAGTGCTGTTTTCAGTAACTTTCATGGTCAAAATGTAGCCTGTTTAAAGCAAAAAGTCACATAAAAAGTAACACCCGAAATTTGCAATATATCAACACAAATTTGGTTTTCTTTATTTATTGTTACTTTGTAACTTAAAAAAATATATATACATACGCGAGAGCAATTAACTATATACGCGTGTGCGCGTGTGTGTATATATATAAACATACATGCACAACAGAACGGTTACAGGTTGTGAAATGCCGCAAACCCAGTAATATCAAGGGATAAGGCCATAACTTTTTTGAAAATTTAAATAGTTACGGTTAAAGGAGAGATATATGTGTCAGAAAAGGATATCACAAACAAAATCCTTAAATATCTAAAAACTGTGCCCGGATGCTTTGCTTGGAAAGAGCATGGCGGAATATACGGGACAGCCGGAGTGCCGGACATCATTGCCTGTGTAAACGGACGGTTTGTGGCTTTTGAAGTGAAAACGCCATCAGGCAGGGCGACAAAACTGCAAGAGGCAACAATTAACAAAATCCTCTCTGCCGGAGGCGTGGCTGCGGTCGTGCGCTCGGTGGACGAGGTGCGGGCAGTGCTTGAAAAATCAGGTATTGTCCTCCGCAAAGAGCAATGATTTAGAATACACTGAAAATTAGCATTAAGATATATGAGCAATGCGTACACGAATACAATGCAGCAATGCCTCAATGTGAATTAAATTTTTACGGAGGTATGGAGTATGTATCGTGAACAATCATATAGCATCGAGCGTGCATATACAGATCTGGCAAATGCAATCATTCTACAAGCAGTCAGGGATTACAGGTCTGCTTTAAGAAGGCTGGCAAAGCATCCATTCAGCAGCATGGCATTATCCGCAAAAGAGGAATTGGAGAGGTTTTTCCGCTCGGATTGGTTTGAATTGCTTACAAATATCGATGCTGAAATGCTTATTACTAAACTAAAGGCGGAGGTGGCAGCATGACAGCAAAAGAATATTTAAGTCAGGCATACCGCCTCGACCAGCGAATCAATTCCAAGCTGGAGCAAGTAGCGTCACTAAATGAACTGGCAACAAAATGTACTCACACTATCACCGGCATGCCGCGAAACCCCGGTCATGGCACTTCAACAATAGCTGAAGTTGTGACGAAAATTGTTGACCTGCAAGCAGATATAAACAGAGATATTGACTGTCTTGTTGATCTGAAGAGAGAAATTGTAGGTGTAATAAAAGCTGTGGACAACACAGAATGCCAGACGCTTTTGGAATTGCGATACCTTTGCTTCAAGTCATGGGAGCAAATCGCGGTTGACATGGGATACACCATTGATAATGTATATCGTATCCATAGAAAAGCTTTATCGACTGTATCTATTCCCGAAAGAGTACAGTAAATTCTACTGTTTTCTACTATGTCCATTGTGCTATGATATACTTGCAAAAATAGAAAAAAGATTAGTCATCGCGGGAATAAAATCCTGCGGTGGCTTTCCTGTGACAAAATCGACTTGACATCTAGTAATATTTGAATTATGCAAAAAAGTGTACAGTAAATTCTACTATTTTCTACTATGACTGTTGTGTTATGATATACTTGCAGAAATAGTATAAACACAAGCCATTGCGGGAGAGCGCATCCTGTAATGGCTTTTCTTTTTTCCGAAGGAGGTGGATAGATGCCAAAAAAGCCAAAGCGGCCGTGCTCTTACCCGGGATGTCCGAGACTTACCGACGGAAGGTACTGCGAAGAACATCAAAAGCTGACGGACAAACAATACAACAAATACCAACGCAATCCCGAGCACCGCAAACGTTACGGCAGGGCGTGGAAATGCATAAGGGACAGGTATATAAAGGCACATCCGTTGTGCGAGGAATGTTTTAAGAATAACAGGTTGACTCCGGCAGAGGAAGTACACCATATCATTCCCCTGTCCAAAGGCGGAACGCATGATGATGACAATCTCATGAGTCTGTGCAAAACGTGCCACAGCAGCATTACAGCAAAAAGCGGCGACCGCTGGGGGTAGGGGGGTCTGAAAACCTACAAATTGCGCGATGAAGATCGGGCGCGGGGCTTCGCGTGAGAAATCGCGGTTTCAAGAGGGTGATATACCCCGACATTTTGAAAGGCAGGTGAAGCATATGGCAAACGGACATGGCGGCGCACGCATCGGTGCAGGTCAAAAGAAAAAGGCTTTGATAGACAAGGTTAATGAAGGCAATCCCGGCCACCGTAAACTAACTGTTATCGAATTTACCGATACGGCCAATCTTAACGGAGAAACAATGCCCGAGCCGCGGGAATATTTGTCCGCGCCGCAGAAAAACGGAAAAGAGCTCATAGCCGTAGATGTTTTTCAAAAGACTTGGAGCTGGCTTCATGAACGGGGCTGCGCTCAATATATTCCACCGCAGATGCTTGAACAGTATGCCATGAGTGTTTCCCGCTGGATACAGTGCGAGGAAGCTATTTCCGAATACGGCTTTTTGGCTAAACACCCCACAACCGGCAATGCAATACCGTCGCCCTATGTGGCAATGAGCCAAAACTTTATGAAGCAAGCAAACAATCTATGGTTCCAAATTTATCAAATAGTTAAAGAAAACTGCACCACCGACTATCAAGGTACAAATCCCCACGACGACGTGATGGAAAGACTTCTGTCGGCAAGGCGCGGTGGTTAAGAATAAATACGGAGGTGACAGCGCTTGTTGATTGAGAAAATACCGGCGGCGAAGTTGAACCCGGCTATATACAATCCCCGCAAGGATTTAAAGCCGAGAGATAAAGAGTACGAAAAGCTGAAACGCTCCATTTCCGAGTTCGGTTATGTTGAACCGGTCATCTGGAACAAACAAACCGGGAATGTGGTCGGCGGACACCAGCGGCTGAAGGTTTTGCTTGATTTAGGTCATACGGAAATTGATTGTGTGGTTGTGGATTTAGACGAGCAGCGGGAAAAAGCATTAAACCTTGCTTTAAACAAAATTCAAGGTGAGTGGGACGAAAGCAAGCTGGCCGCTATTATGGCGGACTTTGAGGCTACCAGCTTTGACGTATCGATTACCGGATTTGACGCCGATGAGGTGGATGCGCTTTTAAACAAGTTTTACTCCAAGGAAGCGGTGCAGGACGACTTTGACGTTGATAAGGAAAAAGAAACGATTGAAGCTTCCGGCGAGACACGAACCAAGCCCGGAGATATATGGATTTTGGGAAATCACCGCCTGCTTTGCGGCGATTCTACATCGGAGCAGGATTTTGCACGTCTTATGGACGGAGCCCATGCGCAGTGTGCTGTGACATCTCCTCCCTATGGCGTGGGCAAGGAATATGAGAAAGCGGGCATTGAGCCTTGGTTTGAAACCATGCGCCCTGCAATAAAGAACATATGCAAGCACGCAGATGTTGTATGCTGGAACATCGGAGATTTATTTGCCACCGGAACGCAGTTCATTGAACCAACGCAAATGTACAGCATTGGAATGTTCAATGACAATGGCTTTAGGCCCATATGGATACGCATATGGAAAAAGCAAGGCATGAATTTCGGCAATGCGCCATATCATCTGGTAACCAACAAGCCCGTTCAGCAGTACGAGTATGTGTCGGCCTTTGCAGGACAGGAAACGGAGGAATACAACGATCAGGAATATGAATGGGTATCCGCATTTGCCGGGCATGCATATAAGTTTGTAAAGCGTCTGACTAAAGAGGAGCGAAAGAAATGGGGATATGCGGGCATCTGGGAGATTGCTACGGTGCGTGCAAACAAGGAACACCCTGCCATGTTTCCGGTGGAGCTGCCTTGGAGGTGCATTAAGATGCACAGCGACCGTGGCGGCATAGTTTTGGAGCCGTTCGCCGGATGCGGCACTACCCTTATTGCTTGCGAGCAAACCGAACGCCGATGCTATGCAATGGAGATTTCTCCAGTATATTGCGACCTGATTATAAAACGCTGGGAGAGCTTCACAGGCGAAACTGCCGTAAAGCTGGAGGTGTGAAATGGATATACGTAAAATACCTGTAAAAGAATTAAATCCCGCAAAATACAATCCTCGCAAAAATCTGAAACCCGGAGATCCAGAATACGAAAAGCTGAAACGCTCTATAACCGAGTTCGGCTACGTTGAGCCGATTATTTGGAACAAGCGTACAGGCAACATTGTGGGAGGCCACCAGCGGTACAAGGTTTTGCTGGAATTGGGGTACAAGGAAGTTGACTGCGTAGTGCTTGATATTGACGAGCAGAAGGAAAAAGCGCTGAATGTGGCCCTCAATAAAATTACAGGTGAATTTGACATACCGCTTCTTACAGATTTGTTAAAGGATATTAATGACAGCGGTTTTGATGTGTCACTCACCGGTTTTGATGCGGATGAAATTGATATACTGTTTCGGGACAGTGTGGTATCCGGCGTAAAAGAGGACGGTTTTGACAAGCCGCCGCCCGAAAAGCCTATATCCCGGCAGGGCGATATATGGCTTCTGGGGAGGCACAAGCTAATCTGCGGAGACAGCACAAAGCCCGAAACCTACTCCATGCTGATGGAAGGCCAAAAGGCAAGCCTTATTGTCACCGACCCTCCATACAATGTGGCTTATGAGGGCACTGCCGGTACCATCAAAAATGATAACATGGAAAGCAAAAAGTTTCACGAATTTTTGCTTT